TACCACGCTAGCACTACTCGTAACGCAGCAAACACAATCCCAATCCGTGATGGCAATGGTTATTTACAGCTTGGGTGGATTAACACAACTTCAGGAAGTACCTCTAGTAGTGCTATTGACAGAGTCTACAGCTCTTACGATGGCTATATTCGCTACTCAAGTGCCTCTAACTTTTTACATAGGCAAGGATCTACCTACTTCCAAGCTAATACTTGGATTCAGCTAACCGGCGTTCACGGTCTCTACGCCCCAACAGTAAACGACGCGCATTTTTTGCCAAACAATCAGACAAGCTACGGCACTTGGAGGTCAATTGGTTCCCGAGGTGGATACGACGGCATAATGTTTGATGGCGGTGGCAATGTTGCAATCATGTATGACAGCTCAGGCAACGGGGGTATATACCGTCAAGCTTCTGGCCGTTGGTATACTTACCACCATTTAGGCAACAACTGTCTTGCTATCGGAGACTCTACCACATCAAGTTCTTATTCGGCTTATGTTCACGGGGCTTTGTATGCAACCGGCAACATCACCGCCTACTCAGACCGCCGCATCAAAGAGAACATCATCACCCTCGACTCTGCACTGGACAAGGTCAACGCCTTGCGCGGCGTCTACTACAACAAAATCGATGACCCAGAGAAGACTAAGCAGATCGGCTTCATCGCCCAAGAGGTCAACGAGGTAGTGCCTGAGCTTGTGACCTACGCCGAGGATGTTGACCAGTACGGGGTCAACTACGGCAACGCCACCGCGCTGCTGGTCGAGGCGGTCAAGGATCTGACACAGCAGGTTAAAGATTTAAAAGCAGAGATTGAGGAAATGAAAAATGCCTAACGCAAGAGCTATCACATGGTGGTCAGACGATGCCAAACCAACCGATGACGGCGCGGGTATGCAGGTCGATTACGATGACAATACCCAAGTAATTTTAGATGCAGATTCGGACGTTTCGTCTGCACCAGCCTTTGTGCAGTCGGTTCACGCTGCGCTTTTCCCACCAGGAGAATAAACCATGCCCGTAACCTATGAACTTTTAGAAGAATTCACAGGCACTCGCACAACCGAAATGCCCGATATGGAGAACGAGGGTCAGACCGTAACTGAGGAGTCACCGTGCTCGGACATTCGGGTTCGCTTCACGGACGGCACCATCACCCACGAGCGCAACGTCAATGTCTGCCGTGACTCTGAGGGCAACTACGACCACGAGGCGACACTTGAGCGCGTCGAGCAGCAATGCATGGGCGTTGCCAACAAGATTGCGGTTGGCGTTATCAGCTAATGACACTACAAACATCTGGCGCAATATCACTCAGTCAAGTGCAAGCCGAGTTTGGCGGTAGCAATCCTATCTCTATGTCAGAGTACTATCGCGGGGGCGCGAATGTTCCAACATCGATAACGAGCGCAGGCGCGTATTCGGGTTATCAAGGAAGCCTATACACCTACTACTGGGATGATTTTGGAACAGTGGTGTGGAATGGCTCCACCGTAGGAAATAATAAATTCAGCAACTTCACCGCAGGTGGCTTCGAGTACGACCAAGGGTCTTTTTTCACGAGTACTGGCGGCGGGAAGGGCGGTCCTTCAAACCTATATTATACGGTGAGGAGGCGCACAGCCGGTTCACTTACTACAGTCAACACCAGCATTCCAGCCAGCGGCACCATCTCTATGAATCAGTTTTATGGAGGTAGAAATACCTGATGTACACAATTACCGAGTGCAACATCGCCCCGTACCACTTTGACAGTCTGTTCGACCAATGCTTGCAGATTATGGAGGCTGGGACTATTGATTGGCGTTACTTGGGTAATCCAGAAGACAACGACGCGAAGAAGGCGAAGCTGCGCGATGAGTACGAGCAATTCATATCTCTCCCGAACACGAAGGTCATTTACTGGGAAAAAGATGGGCATCCAATTCACTTAGCGGCTGGTCGAATCAACCCTGACGATGAGCAGTACATCCTATGGGTCTACGCGCTTTACGGCTCTGATGCCGATGGCAGCAAGGCATGGCTGCATGACCCCGCGTACATTACGCAAACCAAGGGGTACATCCGCGACACACTCGGATTAGCGGGATACAAAATTAGCTGTCACCAAGGCTCTAGTTTGTACGATTACCATATGAACAAGGTCGGATCTGCTGATAACTACGAGGTGACGATTGATCGTACATATCAGCCTGATTTGGCTACAGATGTGACCGTGGCTGTAATGAAATATAGGTATCTGCAATGAAAATTTTGGGAGATCTCATAGAACCCGTAACGGGCTTGCTCGAGAAGGTTATCCCAGATCGGGACCAAGCCGCCAAGTTGGCGCATGAAATCTCGACTATGTCCGAGAAACACAGTCAGGAAATAGCGTTACAGCAGATAGAGGTTTTGAAGCTGGATGCCAAGGGAAATTGGTTTCAGTCTAGCTGGAGACCCTTAGCCGGTTATTGCTGCGTATTGGGTTTATTCGTGAATTTCTTGGTTTCTCCGTTATGTGCCGGATTCGGCATTGTCATCCCTCAGGCGGATGCAGGCGTAATGATGCCTCTTCTTCTTGGCATGCTTGGATTGTCCGGCGGTAGGTCGTATGAACGAATTAAAGGAGTAGGGAAGTGACAGGATTCAAACTCCAAACATTCTCAGGGAAAGCACCGCGCATATCTGCACGTCTGCTTCCAGAAGATATGGCGCAAGAGGCGATCAACACTAGGCTAGATTCGGGTCGTTTAGAGCCTTGGGCTGACAATACGTCTGCTTCGATTACGCCGGTAGCAAGTTACTCGATCTCTGGAAGTACCAAGACTTTATTTAAGTACAGCAGCTCCGCATGGGTCGCGTCAGACGAAGATATAAACATTGTCCGCAGCCCAATTGCGGAGGATCAACATGAACGAATATATGTGACAGGGATCGGAGGTTCTTCTGGTTATCCCAGAATGAGTACTTCTGCGATCATCGGTAATGGAACCTACTACAAGCTGGGCATCCCTGATCCGTTCTCCTTTGACTCCGTGTCTCTTGTGGGCACGACAACAAAGACGGAAGAAGAGACGCCAATTAGCAGGGCTTATGTCTTTACCTATGTAAGTTATTACGGAGAGGAAGGTGCGCCAAGCACATCTTTGGTAAGTCAGATTGTTGATGTGTATTCTGATCAGTCGGTAACGGTGGATTTTCCCGCTAATCCATCAGGCAATCACAATCTTCTCAAAAAGCGTTTGTATCGAACAGATCCCAATGGGACGTTTCGTTTTGTTGCTGATGTTGCTTTGGCGACTGACACGTTTAACGACACGGTCACAGATGCGAATCTGGGCGAAGCGATACCGTCCTCTAGCTGGATCGCACCGCCCGATGATGTAACATCAGATCACCCTGACGGACCTTTGTTGGGGTTGGTCAGTATGCCTAATGGGTTTTTGGCAGGGTTCTCGGGTCAGACTGTTTGTTTCTCCGAGGCGTTTCAGCCACATGCGTTTCCTGACGCATATAAACTAACGATCAAGAGTGATGTGGTCGCGCTAGCTCCCCTGAATACAGGTCTTCTTGTTCTTACGAAAGAAAAGCCAGCACTTATTCAAGGATTGGACCCATCAAGCATGTCGATGATTGAGATCGATAGCACTCTATCCTGCGTCAGCAAGCGTAGCGTGGTTGATATGGGCGAGTTCGTTATGTATGCAAGCCCGGATGGTTTGGTGATGGCGCGGGATAATGGTCTATCAGTAGCAACAGAAAGCATTCTGTCGCGAGACCAGTGGCAGGATCTTAGCCCCTCCTCAATTATTGGCTTTCACTGGGAAGGTTACTATTTAGGTTTTTATTCCAACGGCGTTGAGAGCAAAGGCTTCATCTTTGATCCTCGGGGCGGGAAAAACTCTTACGTCAAACTTAATTTCTTCGCCACGGCGGGGTTTAACGACCTAGAGAATGATGAGCTGTATTTAGTTGTTGGTGGATCTGTAGTGAAGTTCGCTTCAGGTTCAAACCTGTCGATGTCATGGAAGAGCAAAAAGTTCTACGCACAGCGCCCTATATGTCCAGGGGTGGCGAAGCTTGAGTGCGAATCATACTCCCCTGCACCAACCTTTAAGCTTTTTGCTGATGGATCATTGAAGCATACACAAACCGTTTCAAGTAGTTCTCTGTTTAGGCTACCGGGGGGCTACAAGGCGCACGAGTTTGAGATACAGATCGAAGGTTCTGTAGCGGTCAATGAAGTGTGTGTTTATGAATCTGCTGGAGAAATAGGTGTCAGCGCGTAGAAGCAACCTTACAGTACCACCGAATTGGTCTACGCAAGAGAAGCGGTTCGCTGACGGTATAAAAGAGAATCTGGATGTTATGCTTGGTCACAGAGGTGACCCCCTGCAAAGAGCGGTTACGTTTCAAGACCTTCTTGATGCAAACATTGTGGAGTTGGCTGGTGGTGCTCGTCTCTTTGGTTCTGCTAACGACATCGTTCCTGTCGTCAACGAAATACCCAACCTCGATGTACCACCAGCTCCTACAAACCTTCAAGCATCCGGGGCATTTCAAAATATCATTCTTAGTTGGAACTTGAGCCTATACCGTGGGCACTCGTATGTAGAAGTGTTCAGGCATACTTCTGACGACATTTCCGCTGCCACGATGGTTGCCCAAGTATCCGGTTTCACTGGGGTATATGGAGATCCAGTTGGTTCAGGGCAAACTCTTTATTATTGGGTAAGAGCGGTAAACGTGAACGGAGTACAGGGACCATTTAATAGTGGCGCTGGCACTCAGGGTCAGACTGCGCCAGATGTCACGTTCCTGCTCACTACCCTAGCGAATGCGATCACTGCTGGCGAGCTGGCAACTTCCTTATCTACACCGATAGGTAACCTGCCTACAGACACACAGACCGCGCTTAATGATCTGCAAAGCCAGATCAACGATATAGGGACGGTTAGTCTTTGGAGTAGCTCAACTTCATACTCTCAAGGAGATCTTGTACTTCACCCGTCGAGTAACTCGAAGCTCTATCGATCTAAGACAAACAGCAACGCAAACAATCAGCCTAGCGGTAACTCATCAGACACTACTTACTGGGAGTTTGTGGGAACAGGTTCTACATTGGGAGATGTTGTTGCGGACAACACATCGAACATCACGCAAATAAATTTTCTGGATGCTACTAGCACGAGTGCTGCCGCCCAAAAAATAGCTTCGTTGGATGCAACGGTATTTGATCCAGCAACAGGAGTCGCTGCGAGCGCGACCTCCCTAAGCTCTTTGACGAGCCGGGTTTCCGCAACAGAGAGCGCTACAACAGCAAACACAACGAATATAACCAGCGCATCTAGCGATATCACCGCGTTGCAGAATACGGTTAACAATTCAAATACGGGCGTGGTTGCAACATCGACAGCGTTATCTGGATTAACCTCTCGGGTAACAACGGCTGAGAACACGATCAGTGGGCATACGACCAGTATCACCGCTAACTCAGCCGATATTACCTCGCTTGAAAACACAGTAAATAATCCATCAACAGGCGTGTCCGCAACATCTTCTGCGCTTAACTCTCTGACCAGTACAGTCACAAGCCAAGGTAATACGATATCCGCAAACTCCAGCGATCTTTCATCGTTAAGCACTACGGTGGGGAGCAACACGAGTTCCATCAGCACCCAAGCTTCCAGCATCAATGGCTTAGAGGCTAAGTACGTTGTCAAGATCGATAATAACGGCGCGGTGGCGGGATATGGACTAGCCAGCACAGCAAACTCAGCCGGTAACATTGTAAGTGAGTTCATCGTCAACGCTGATAGGTTTGCGATTATGAGGGGCGGGTCGAACACAACAGCCGCGTCTGTTCCATTTATAGTGCAAACAAGCACTACTAATTTGAACGGGGTGACAGTTCCTGCCGGTGTTTACATGCAAGATGGATTCATAAAGAACGGGTCCATTGTAAACGCGAAGATAGGTAATGCGGCAATCGACAACGCGAAGATCGCTAACATCGACGCTGGCAAAATCACTGCGGGAACAATAAATACCTCCCGTCTCAATATCGATGGATCAACGCTTACCAGCAATAATGGGGTATTGCAGGTTAACGAACTCAACGCCAACGTGATCACTTCCGGTCTGATCAACTCCAGTAGAATCAACATAGACAACGTCACACTGGATACAGATGGTCAGGGTCGGCTGATCATAAAGAATCTGGGTGTTGATTCTCTACAGATTAAGGGTAACGCGGTTACCATCCCGTCTTCAGCGTACACGGCATCACAAATCAATGCTCCGGCTAGTTCTGGAGACGTAACGGTCCAAACGATTACATACACATCGGTGGGGTCACCCGCATTGATTATAGCTTCATGCCAAGGCGCTCCAAGCAGCGGAAGAAGTCACGCTGCTATGCTGAAAATCAAAAGGAACGGGACCACTATCGTAGAGCAAAGACAAGGGAGCGGTACGCTAACTTGGGCTGTTTCTGCAACCGACTTTTTTACCGGAACGGGCACTCGAACCTACACGGTAACGATAGCTAATTTAGGTAGCAACCCAAAAGGGTCTGCAACCACTACCTTTGTAACGCTCCGCTCTTTAGCTGTTATCGAGGTAAAGAAATGAAGCAATTCTTTGTTCATGACACCGAAGGAAATATCCTTAGATCTGGGAGTTGTGCTGACGGCGATCTAGCCTTGCAGGCGAGAGATGGAGAGGTTGTTGTTGAGGGTGTCGCCGATGACGCAACACAAATGTTTTTGGAAGGGGTTTTGGTTGCCAAGCCGGGACCAACAGATGCTGAAAAGTCGGTAGCAGCAATGGCTGAACTTAAAGTTATCAGGCAAGGGCTTTTGCTTTCCAGCGACTACACCCAACTCAGCGATTCGCCGTTTACCGCAGAGCAGCGCAGTGAATGGCAGATGTACCGGCAAGAGCTGCGTGATTTGCCTGAAGACTTCGCTCATGTGACGAGTATTGACGACGTTGTGTTCCCAGATCCGCCGTTATAAAAAGTGAAAAAAGTCATATAATTCAGTAACATTGGAAGCGTAAAACGGTCTAGAATCGTAGTTTCAAGGATACCTTTCTGGTATCCAATCGGAGACCGGGAACCTCCCGGATCGGACATCTCCGTTCAATAACCTCAAGGAAGATTGCTGGAAAGGCAGTGATGGCATTTATCGTGCGGAAGCCTCTTATCGAGGATTTCGACCAGATAAATCTCATAGGTCGCTGGTTTCAGGAAAACAGTCTTTACACCACATGCGGCTGGTCAGATGAGAAGTCGCTGAGATGGGTGGTCGAGGGCACATATCCAGATTCCAACACCTTCATGAGAGTGGTCGAAAGCGAGGGACAGATCGTCGGCTTCTTCCTCGGTCACATCACTGAATACTTCTTTTCCACGAAGCAGATTGCACAGGACTTGGTGATGGTTTTTCTCCCGCAAAAACGAGCGGGAATAATCAAACCCACCATCAAGATGCTGAAAGAGTTCGAGGCATGGGCTGTTGATAAAGGCGCTCATGAAATTTGTATTGGTATCACATCTGGTATCGCTGGACCCGGATACGAGCAGTTGATCAAACGTATCGGTTACAGAGAAGTCGGATCGGTAATGAAGAAAGAGGTTTGATATGTGTGGAGGCGGTGGCGATAAGCCTGACGAAATGGAGTCTCGGCTCGCTTTATCACAGCAGGCGGCAACCATGCTAAAGCGATACGGCAACACTTTTGTTGCCCTAGAGAATCAGTTCATGGACACGGTTCAGAATCAATTCAGCGATGCAAGTTACGACAGTTCTATTGCTGCTGGAATGAATCAAGCCGCAGCTCAATACGAGCCAGCCATACAAGACATGCAAGCGGCTGCATTCAATCGAGGATTCGATCCAACGTCCGGGGCTTTTCAGTCTGAGTCAGAAGCTCTGCGCGGCGCTAAGGCACGAGGCATGGGTCTGGCTGGTGCTGATCGTGGAATATCGAACACGGACATGGGATTCGCTGGTCTTCAGAACATTGTGAAGATGGGTCAGGGGCTACAGACCGAAGCGTTCCAAGGTCAGATGGATGTTGCGAGTGCTGCTTCAGATCGAATCAGGCAGTCCGCTCAAGACGATTTTGGCAGATCAAGCAGCCTGCAAAATCTTGCTGGCACGGGCGTTGGTATGGCGGCTGGTTACGGCATGAATCCGTATAGGGCGTCCACTAATCAGGCGGCTACCGCATGAATTTCCAAGCTTACATGATGGCACTAAACCCTGAGACCGCAGCTCAAGTTGGGTCTTTTTATGGATACCCGCAAGGCGGAAATGCGTATGCACAAATCAATCCGTATGCCTATTCAGGCTTGGATCGAGACGAAAACCCAGGCGACAAGCTGTACGCAGATCTTGTTAGGGCGCAGACACAGGACTACATGAACCGTTTCGCGCCAGTGGAAAATGACTTGATCTCTCGAATCACTCCTACAGGAACCACATCTCTTGCCGGAGATCTTCAGAGAACTCAACAAGCGGTGCTTGGTGCGGGGGTGAATGTACAGGGTCAGCAGAACCGCTCTATGGAGCGTTTAGGTCTGTACGGGAACAGCTCTATCGGCAATGGGAACGACACTGTGGGTGCCCTTGTAGGCGGTCTGAACGACACCCGTCTCCGCGATTCAGATAGGCGTATGCAGTTGCTCACGGGAGTGGGTGGGGCTGTGGCTCAAAGAGCAAGGAGTACCTCATGACACTTTTAGCGAGAGGAGCTGGTCTCCGTAACATGGCATCGGCTGGGTTGGCGAAAAGTGCCGAGCTGGAAGCCAGAGAGAACCAAACGGCAGCGGCTATTGATCAAGCCGAGCAAGCACAAAAGATGAATACGCTGGGTACTGGCGCTGGATTCGGCGCTATGTATGGGATTAAGCAGGCAGGGGCTGCGAAAGCTGCTGCCGCTGCCACGCAGGATGCAGCAGCAGGTGTTTTAGCAGATGCGGCTGGAGCTGAATTAGCGGCGTTAGAGGCTGGTAAGACTGCTGCGGCAGTGGGAGAGGCAAGCTCTGCGGTTGTAGCTTCTGCTGGTGCCCCGGCAGCCACTGCTGCGCCTTCCGCTCTTACTACAGTC